AACATGAATCATGCTTGTATTATTACTAATACCGCAGGTGCTGTTCGTGGCAATCATTATCATAAATTTACTACTCAATATACCTATGTATTAGCAGGATCATTAAACTACTATTCTAAACCAGTAGACAGTGATCAACCAGCTGATGTATATACTGCTGGTCCTGGCGATATGATTATCAGTAGTCCTAACGAAATTCATACACTAGAGTCAGGAAACGAGGGTAGTGTCTTTTTAGCGTTTGCTGAAGGTCCGCGCGGTGGTGAAGATTACGAAAATGATACATTTCGTGTAGATTCTATTATCCCATCGCATGTCTAAAAGAGTAGTTATATTTGGTGCTTCGGGCGGTATAGGCTCCGCTACTTACGAAGTATTTAAAAATGCTGGATATCTTGTTACTCCTATTGCCGGCAGACAAATTAATTTTGTTTACATGGCCAGTCATTCTGATGTAGACGATATATTAGAACAAGTAGAACCAGATATTATTATAAATTGTGTTGGGCATTTTGATAAAACCAATAAAGAAACCCATTGTAATACATTTGATGTTAATGTCGGGTCTAACTGGTCAATTATTCGACATTATATTAATAAACAAGTTAGCGATAAACCTATAAAAATTATTATGGTAGGATCGAGCGCATATAAATCTGGTCGCAAAGATTATATTTTATACGCTGCCAGTAAAGCAGCACTATATAATGTATGGCAAGGTGCTTGCGAATATTTTAAAGATAGTAACATTACACTGGGATTAATTAATCCAGTAAGAACACGCACCAAGATGATCGATATCAAAACTTCGGCTATATGTTTGGAACCCGAAGATGTAGCACAAGAAATATTAAGTATGGCGTCAAACAAGAGTAATCAACTTGTTGATATGAACTATCCAGAGGAGAATTAAATGAAGATTTATAATTATCTATATAAAATCACAAATTTAATCAATATGAAAATTTATATAGGTGTTCATTCAACTAATAATTTAAATGATGGATATTTAGGTTCAGGAACAAAACTTCAACAAGCAATAAAAAAATACGGCATAACAAATTTTAAAAAAGAAATTTTAAATTTTTATGAAACTGAAGATCAACTGTATTTTGCAGAATCACAAGCGGTTACTGTTGACTTTATAAATGATCGTAATACTTATAATATGACTATCGGTGGGAATAAACCGCCAAGAAATAATCTTAAAGGTATTAAACGCAAGGATAGTACTAAACAAAAACTTAGAGAAATAAATTTAGGAAAAAGAGCATCCTTAGAAACAAAAGAAAAAATGTCCAAATCTGGAGGACATCGAAAAGGTATTAAACATAATGCAGGAACAAAAATGAAAATACAAACAGCTCGCGCTAGTCAAGTATTCTCATATGAAACTAAGAAAAAAATGTCTGAGGCTCAAAAAGGGTCAACAAAGCCAATTACACAATGTCCACATTGTAATAAAATTGGCGGGTTACCTCAAATGAAACAATGGCATTATGATAAATGTAATTTTAAAAAGGAAATAGAAATATGCGTATAGGACTTATAGGAAAAGGCACAGTGGGTAAAGCGGTATATGAAGGCTTAAATCATCTAGGACATCAAATGAGCTTTTTTGATCCAGCTTACGAAGGTTCAACTCTTAATGATGTATTAGGTTCAGAATGTGTATTCATTTGTGTGCCAACTAACCAAGCACCCAACGGTGATTGCGATACAAGTATTGTTGAAACGGTTGTTGGCGAATTAGATGCCGCCGGATACAAAGGTTTAGTAGGTCTTAAGAGTACTTGTGTTCCAGGTACTTGCGATAAGTTATCTGTTCAATATCCTAATTTGCGTATTTGTTCTGTTCCAGAATTCCTTCGTGCTAAAACAGCATTAGCTGACTTTATGTACAATCATGATTTGTTAGTAATTGGTAGTAACCGCGAAGAAGATTATATCATTGTCAAAGCTATCCACGGCAAATTACCACAAAATGTTGCTTGTGTTAAACCAGCAGAAGCAGAAGTTATCAAATACTTTAATAATGTAAATCATTCTGTACAAATTATTTTTGCTAATATTGCTTATGATGTATGTAAAGCTCTTGGAGTGGATTATAATAATGTCTACGAAGCTATTATTAAGCGCGAATGTTTTAATTCAGCATACTTAATGTGTAATGATAATTTACGCGGGTTTGGTGGACATTGCTTGCCCAAGGACACAAGTGCCTGGGCTAATTTAGTTAAGAATTTAGGTTTAGATTATTCTATGATTGATGCTGTACAAAAAGACAACGAAGGTTTATCTAAATGAGTAAAATTTTAATTACAGGTGCTAGCGGATTATTAGGCACAGAATTTTGCCGTCAACTTAAAGAAGCTGGGCACGAAGTATGGGCTATAGATAATCACAGTCGTAGTACAACTATCCCACCTTGCGATAAATGGATTAAGATGGACTTGCTTAACAGTGACTCATTTACTGGTTACGCGGACTTACCTACAGACTTTGATTACATTTATCACTATGGTGCTATTAATGGCACTACAAACTTTTACAAGATGCCTAACAAGGTATTAACTAACAACTTTATCTCCGACATTAACATTTTTGAATTTGCCGCTAAATGTACAAACTTAAAGCGGTTAGTATATGCTAGTTCAAGTGAAATAGTAGCCGACGATCCAACAAGTCCGGTTCCAGAAAACGCAGACGTTCTCATTAAAGATATACACAATGCCCGCTGGAGTTATCGTTTGGCTAAGATTACTAGTGAAAACTATTTGGCTAACTCAGACTTGCCTTATGTTATGATTCGTTACTTTAATGTATATGGCGAAAACTCAAAACAAGGACACTTCTTAGGTGATCAAATTAATAAGATTAAGAACGGTGTTTTCTCCGTAATTGGTCCGCAAGAAACTCGTTCATTTTGTCATGTTAGCGATGCTATTCGTGCTAGTATCTATGTAGCTGAAAATGTTAACCGCGAAGTAGTAAATGTAGGAAACAACCGTGAAATATCAATTGGCGAAGCAGTACAAGTTATTGCCAAAGTTATGGGTCATCCTAATCCAATATTTGAACAGTTGCCTAGTATGCCTGGTTCTGTAGCTAATCGTCGTCCAGACATTAGCAAATTGCGTTCCATTATGCCCGACTATGCTCCTATGAGTTTTGAGGACGGCATTCGGCAAATCCTCAGTTGACAAAATTCCTATAGATCGTGTATAATATCTAAATACACTACTCTATAGGAACACAATGAAAAAAGTATTTGTAAGTTGGCAAGATGTTGAGAACCATACTCAAGAAATTCTGCGCCAAATTCAACGCGATGCCTGGCTTCCAGATTATGTAGTTGGACTTACCCGCGGGGGACTAGTACCGGCTAATTTTATTAGCCAATATTTAGATATCCCAATGGAAACTCTTAAAGTAAGCCTGCGAGATGATAGTAGCCAACCCGAAAGTAACTTATGGATGGCCGAAGATGCTTTTGGTGACAATGAAAATGGCGGTAAGAAAATTCTTATTGTTGATGATATCAATGATACCGGAGCCACATTAAATTACATTAAACAAGACTGGCAAAGTAGTTGCTTGTCAAATGATGAGCGTTGGCTAAATGATGTTTGGGGCAACAATGTTCGTGTAGCTGTCCTGTTTGATAATGAAGCGAGCAAATCAGAGCTTGACATTAACTATTCTAGTGTTACAATAAACAAAGCTGAAGAAGATCAGTGGATTGTTTTTCCTTGGGAAGATTGGTGGAAATGAGTAAATTAAAAATAGCAGAATTATTTTATAGCATACAGGGTGAAGGTCGATATATGGGAGTCCCCTCAATCTTCTTACGCACATTTGGTTGCAATTTCAAGTGTCAGGGATTTGGTATGCCAAAAGGTCAACTAAGTCAAGAAGTAGAAGATATTGCTGAAGTTGTTCATATGTATAACAAATACGAAGAGTTGCCTCTTGTTAGCACAGGCTGTGACAGCTATGCTTCGTGGGATCCTAGATTCAAAGATTTATCGCCGTTATTAGAAACAGATCTAATTGCTGAACGCATTATGGAAATACTTCCATTTGGTCAATGGGGTACTGAACATTTAGTTATTACTGGTGGCGAACCTTTACTAGGTTGGCAACGCAGTTATCCAGACTTATTAAAACATCCGCTTATGTCAACTTTGCGTGAGATTACATTTGAAACTAACGGTACTCAAAAATTAAGCGAAGATTTTAAAAACTTTTTAATTAACTGGCAATTAGACGGAGCAGGTAAACCTAGACAAGTTACATTCTCTGTTAGTGCTAAGTTAAGTTGTTCTGGTGAATTGCGGGAGGAAGCTATTAAACCAGAAGTTGTTTGTGATTATCAGGATGTAGGGTATACATATTTGAAATTTGTTGTGGCTACAGAAGAAGATGCCGAAGAAGCACTAACTGTAACACAAATTTATCAATCGGCTGGGTTTAAAGGTCCAGTATACTTAATGCCTGTTGGCGGAGTCGAAAGTGTGTATGCGCTAAACAATCGTCGTGTAGCTGAATTAGCTATGGCAAATGGCTTACGGTATAGCGATAGACTTCAAGTGGTTCTTTGGAAAAACGACTGGGGTACTTAATTGTACCCAGGGTTCTTCTTTATGCCAATACCAGGACTTGTTATGCCAGACGACTATGACGATAAGAGATTTTTAAGTCAAGGATGGAATCAACTTTGTTGGTCTTTGTGGCCTAGACGCTGTCATGCTAGCGGTCGTTGGTTGTGGCTCACTCAAGCCTATAGAGCTATGTATTTTATTACTGGCCCTGGCAATCCTGCTATATGGACACGGTGGTATAGTCGTGAAGAAATGTT